GATTTGTTCCTTTAAATACCCTGACCCCAGCGAGAGATGCTCCAGCTAAGATTGCTCCCTGTACCATAGATAACTCAGACATTGTCTTTGGGCTATTGATAAACACAGCTCTTTCAATTACAAGTGCATCTACGTTCATTTCTTTTACAACAGCAAAGACAACATCTACAGCACTAGCTATTTTTTTATAGATAGTTGTCCCGCTAAAAACTGATTTGCCTGAGCTAATTAGTTTGTCTCCCTCAAAGATTGCATAGGCTATGTTATTTGTGCTTGCATCAATAGATACAATTCTGTTTGGCTTTGCGACAAAGTTACTCAAATTTACCATTTGCAAAACCTTTTAGATCCTTCAATGCCTTCTTGACATCAACTGGGTTTACTAGGCAATCAGCGCAGGTCTCTTGATCATTATATGCAGAAAGAGGTATGCCACAAGACTTACACTTTCGATCTTTTCCTAATCGCTTAGTGCGTCTTTTTTGGGCATACCTCTGAGCTATCTTCTCTTTAGTTGCAGATTCTCTACAACTTGGAGAGCAATATATCTGATAGGATACTGCTGTTTCGAATTGTGTGTCACACCATTCACAGTGCTTGTGCTTCATCAAGTGGCTCCAGGGACTTAATCTTAATTAGTCCCTTGCCAGCATCTGCACATGTCTTTTGAATAGGACATGTTTTGCAAATTTTTGAATTGGATCGATAGTTCTTCTCTGGAAGTTGTTTATCTTCCCAAGACTTACGTACCGTCTTCATCCAATCAAATGCCTGGTTTACCCACCTGACTTTGTAATCATTAATCTCTACTGGTATAACCAGAAGATCATGATTGTTTTTGTTTTCATAAATCAAGACTGCTTCCGTCTTGTTTAAGATCTTCATGTAAATGAGAAGCTGAACTAGGTGACCAAGCTTTGGCTTACCGCTTGCCTTCCTATATTCAAAACCTTCTGACGGCATTGTCTTAATTTCGCCAAGAAGATCTTTTCCTTCCCACTCTAGTATAACATCTCCAAATCCAAAGATTGGTGGATCCTGCCATGTAACTTTAAACTCTGCATCTTTAAGAATCCCTGCATCTGCCATTGCTTGCTGGATTCTTTCATGAGACTTAGTTCCAGCAGTCATATTGGCACCGCCATACGCATCTGCGTTATCCTCAAAGTCTGCACCTTCAAAAGCTAGATACCAGTAACGAGGACACTCTCCATGAGAGTAAGCAATTGTAGAAGGAGCAAATGTTTTCTTAGTTGTAAACTTTGTTCCACGCTTAGCAATGTATCCGTGATTAATCTTGTCGATCAGGTCTTGGGTGTTTAAGAACGAATTCTTATTTACCCCTGGACTTTTCAACATAACCTGCTGCAAGAAGTTTTTAGCCATAATGATTACTTAACGATATACTTTAGTGCTGATACAAGGTCAGTAATTGCCTCGTGAGCAGTGAAGTATATGTTTTTCTTCTCCCTATTCCCTTTATCGACATTGACCATCCAGGTTGCCTTGAATGCCATCTTGGCAGCAATTGCCTGAAGCCTTACAATCTCTACAGTAGCTACCTGCAAGGGGATATCTGGCCTTAGGATAACCTTTGCAATAAAGGTAAGTGCCTGAGTCAGGTCTTCATCCTGCATGAAGTCTGCAATTTCAGATAGGTCATTTAGTCTGTCTATAGTGTTTTTGTTTTCTGTTTGTTCCACCATAGTATTATACCATGCTCTCGGTCTCAGAGATAGCCTGCTTTTCTTTAGCGGTGGCCCTTCCGCCACCTACAAACCATGGCAGCAAAATGTCATATAGGTCTACAAGAAGATTAACATCCTGAATCTGATACTTCTTCATCTCTGCCCAGGCCTTGGCATCGCCCTCCATACACTTAATCCACAGACTAAAGCCAGAGTGCTTTACCTTAGCACCAACACCAAGCTTCTGAGCAACATAATCAAGCTTGTTCGATGGGAATAGGAAGTTAGCCTTAGTGATGCTCATGAGATCTAGGTCCTTCACTGGTGAAGGTGGTGTCATTCCATTCTCAAGGAACTCACGGTTTATGTGCTTGTGGTCAAATGCTGCAGAGTTCCAGCCTACCAGTAGGTCTGCCTCTTCCATGAGCTTGTGTAGCTCTTCTAGCATCGCCTTCTTGCCATCATGATGCACTGACTTAAAGATAACCTTCTTGCTACCTAGCCACCTTGCACCAAAGCAAAGCATTTCGGTGCTCTTGATGATCTGGTCAATGCTGATGTTCTGGTCCCAAAGTCCCCATGCGTAAACCTGCATTGGAGTTGTTTCAATATCTAGTAATAGTATTTTCATAATTAGTCCTCAAGTAGCTGCTCAAGTATAGATAACTCTATAATTGCCAACCTTGTCTTTCTGCTTCCTTCTCCCAGTACCACGATGATAGCTGGATCGTTTTTGTTTTTCATGGCATCTGTTGTTGCCTTGGCCCAGTTGTCCTGGTTGATGGTAAAGCCTTTAGGATATTCCTTAAAGTCAACAGTGAAGTTTTCCCATGAGGCATCTCCCTTTTTTGTGTTACGCCCAGAGTTTTTGTGCTGAGTTGCACCCAACCTCTTGCTCTCACCCTTCTCGCTCATAGTCCTTCTTTGTTTTCTTAGAGATTAAAACAACACTGGACATATGCTTTTGAGAGCACATCCAAGTAACCTCTTTGGTTTCTGAATACATTCTAAGGCTAGTCACAACCTCTTTACAGGTGTGGCACGGAAACTTACCGCTATAAACTGTATATTTAGACACTGTGTACCTTTTCGTATAGTGATTCGTATAGCTCTTTATCTTCTCGTACCTTTGCCACAAAGGCATCTCTGCCCTGCAGCTTGGACCCGTCATCAAGCTGATACCAAGCACCAGTCCTGCTAACAAATCCAAGCATCTCCGCAGTGTCTACAAGATCTCCTACAGCATCAATGCCGATCATGTCACCCCTGTAGTAGAAGTCATACTCTGCGCTATCTCCTGGTGCCGAAGTCTTAGAGTTGAGAACTTCCCACCTAACCTTACGACCAATCTTTTGTTCAATAAGCTTGTCTCCAGACTTAATTTTGGCCTTAATGGCCTGAGAGTCTGAGCTAGAAGAGAACAACTTAACTATTGTAGATGACATGAACTGTGTTGTCAACCCCCCAGTAGGAGCTGCCTGTGTGTAGGTAGCCTGAATGTTGTTACGTGCCTGAGAAATGGCTATGATAAGTGCTGGCTTGTCCCTGTTGTTAGCATAGTTAAGCATTAACCATGCATGTTTTAGGTCCTTTGACTCTGCACCAATCTGCTTAGTCTGATCTAATGCCTTTAGTTCATCAGAGTCTTTCTCAAAGTATACCGCTGGTAATAGCGAGCTAATACTATCGATGACAATAAGGTCAACACCCGCCTGAAGCAGTGCAACGCCTACGTCAACCATATCATTAATACTTCGTGCCTCAGAGTAAATTAGCTGAGAGGTGTCCACTCCTAGCTTCTGAGCCCACTCTTCGTCATATGACATCTCGGCATCAATCCATGCGCAAAGCTTTCCTTCTTTTTGCGCTAAGCCGATAGTTTGCAAACATAGTGATGACTTTGCACTAGATTTGCTGCCCCACAGAAGAACCTGTCTGCCATATGGGAATCCACCACCAAGTGCACGGTTTAGCCCTGCACTAGGCGTGGGCTGTAGCTCTGTCTTAATGCCAACACCAGTAGTTAGCTTCTTTCTAATCTTTGGATCTAGCTGTGCTAGAGCCTCTTCAATCGTTGTCAATTACATCCTCCATTATGATTGTTCCATCTTTTGTTTTACCAAACTCAAACTTGTATGCTACACCCTCTTTAATCTTCATGTATGCCTTTGGGAATGCCGTTGGGAATACAGTTACAGAGTGAAGCTCTCTAGAAGCATCTGCCAGGGTTAGCGAGGCCATCTTCTTGCCAGCCTTGGTTACCCTTGGCTTAAACGCAACAACATACATCTCTTCTTCCTTATATGGCAACTGCTTATAGTTTAAGAACTTAACTAGTGCTGCATCATTTCCCTTTATCTCATCAGCAGGGATGGCAGAAATAATGCGGTTATCGCTAGCCAGTAGAAGATACGTACGACCTGGCTCAATCTTTGTTGACTCCTCATCAAATATTCCTACGCTTCCTGTCTTGTCTAGAATTTCTACTCGTGACCATCCACTACCTCTCTTGATAGTCTTGACCATGCCCATAAGGATAAAGGATCCCTTCTCCTCAAACTCCTCTACATCATTTATAAATGCGTAGTAGTGAGAGGGGATGTCGAAGTTGAACTCAGGAAGGTTTAGGTACTCATAGAGATTCTCCCTTACCTCATCGTCATTTCTTGGATTATCCTCAAAGGTTGCTGCTCCAATTAGTCTCAAGGCCTGTAGGGCACGACTGTTTACTCCGTTACCCTTGCCGTGGCTAAACTCTTCTAGCTCTGCGTAAGACCTGAATGGCCTTCTTGCAATGTACTTGCTAGCAATATTATCACTAATAAACTTAATAGAACTTAGTCCGAACCGAATGCCCTTGCCCTCAATCTTGAAGTCAGCGTCGGACTCGTTGATGTGTGGCAAGCGAATAGGAATATTCATACGCTTAGCTTCGATCAGGTACTCCGTGCGAGCATCCTTGTCCTTTTCATTCTTTAGGATGGAGTACATAAACTCAATAGGATAGTACCTCTTTAACCATGCAGTCCAGTAGGAAAGGGTGCTGTAAGCCACTGCGTGAGACTTGTTAAAAGAATACCCAGCGTGTGCCTCAAAGTCCGTCCAGAGCTCTTCTGCGACGTTTGGAGATAGGTATTGGGATGCACCCTTAACAAATTTATCTCTAAACTGATCGAACTCCTTAGCATCCTTTTTCTTACCAATAATCTTACGAACCTTGTCAGCCTCAGCCATAGTCATACCGCCAAGCTCTGTACAGGCCTGCATGACCTGCTCCTGGTACAGGATACATCCATAGGTCTCTTGGGTGAATGCCTTCATCTTCTGGTGCTTGTAGTCTAGGTTTTGCTTGCCCTGCTTACGAAGAATATAGTCCTTGCCAATAGTGTTTGCAGCACCTGGACGAACCAAAGCGTTAGATGCTGCAAGCTCTGCAAAGTTCTTAACACCCATCTTGACTAGTAGGTTCGTATATGGTGTAGCTTCACACTGGAATACACCCTTAGTGTATCCAGAAGAAAGCATTTCATAAACCTTAGGATCTTCCATGTTTAATGAAAGAAGGTCAATGTTCTGCCCAGTCCTATCCTTAATAATATCAAGGGTGTCTCGTAGGACTGACAAAGTCTTTAGGCCAAGTGCGTCAATCTTAATAAGGCCGATGCGCTCTGCCTCTTCCATGTCTACCGCCACAACTGGTATTCTTCCACCAGATCCAGGAGAAAGCCTAGTCTCCATAGGTGCAAACTTAAAAATAGGCTGCTTAGATGTAACAACACCTGCAGCGTGAATACCAGTACCACGAATACGACCACGAAGCTGGTCTCCGTACTGCTCAATCTCTGGGTACTTCTCACGGAACCATGCAGCCTGCTTAGATGTGCAATAGTCATCCCAAGTGTCTACAACCTTCATGACCTTGTTTACATCTGTCAGTGGGATGTGTAGAACTCGTGCAATGTCACGAACCACGCCCTTATCCTTGAACTCTAGGAAGGTTGCGATAGATGCTACGTGGCGATATTGTCTAACTAGATAGTCCTTTACCTCTTCACGACGTGAGTCCTGAATGTCAGTATCAATATCTGGAAAGTCGTTACGCTCAGGATTGATAAAACGGAAGAACAGAAGTCCATGTGGGATTGGGTCAATATCTGTGATTTCTAGGGCATAGCATAGCAAAGATCCTGCTGCAGAGCCACGTCCTGGCCCTACCATAATCCCTTCCTTCTTAGCCCAAGCAATCATATTACGAACTACCAGAAAGTATGGTCCAAAGTTCTTGTCTTCAATGACCTTAAGCTCTTCGTCAAGACGTGCGACATACTCGTCGCTAAGAACTCCACGCTTTTCTAGTCCAGCCAAGGCGAGCTCACGAAGCTCCTTGTTTGGGTTTTGATACTGCACTGGCAGCAAGTCTAGGTGATCCTGAATGTCATATTCCTGAATCTTGTTAGCGATTTCTACTGAGTGCTCATATATATCCTCACGGTCAATGCCCTGAGCCTTCATGGCATTGTGCATCTCTTCGTCAGATAGTAGGTGAATGTCGTACTCGCTAAAGCTAATGTCACGATCTCCATAAAGATACTGAAGCCTGTCTACTAGGTTGTCATGTTTGCATGACTTCTCGTATGTAGCATCTTTCTGGACCTTATTAGAGTATGTGTTTAATACTAGCTTAAGCTCCTGGATTTCTTTCTGTCCAACGTGTGCGTGGTGACAGTCTGGAGTTACAACAGCCTTAACGTTAAACTCATCTGCAAGTGCAAGCAACTGCTTGTTTACTTCTGCAGGATTATGTGGCATTACCTCAATGTAGTAGTCGTCTTTGAATACCCGTTTGTGCCACTCAATAATTCTCTTAGCCTCGGCAAACTCTTCTGCCTCAATAGCTTTTGCTAGGGCACCAGAGAGGCACCCAGAAAGGACAATTAGTCCCTCTGAGTACTTCTCTAGTACCTCATAGTCAATGCGTGGCTTCTTGTAATAACCTTCAGTCCACGCAATCTCATTGAGCTTGTTTAGATTCTCTAGCCCAATGTCATCCTTGGCGAGAACAATGATGTGGTTATACACTAGGTCTATAAGACCCTCTCTCTCACCCTTGTCACGCTGATCAAATCTGTCAGCAGTGATGTAGCCCTCTACACCAAGGATTGGCCTAATGCCCTCAGCCTTTGCAGCACGATAGAACTCACGGTGCCCAGAAAGCGAACCGTGGTCAGTAATGGCTAGGGATGTCATCCCAAGCTCTTTAGCACGGTTAACGTATTCTAGTGGCGTTGCAATTCCATCAAACAGACTGTAATGGGTGTGAACATGTAGGCCAATGTAGCTCATTGACTATCTTACCAATCCATGTTTGCTGAGGTGGCAGAACCTGGGGTATCGAACCCTAGGTAGAATGCCTCCTGCTCTGCATAAGGAATCTTATTTAGAGCTGACTCCAGTGGGAATGGTCGGATGTCCTTCCAGTCAAATGGCTCAGTGTCTGGAGCGCTTGGAAGTAGTGTGTAGCTAGTCTCAGTTCCCTGTCCATTACGCTTTACCTTCCAAACAAGGTTTGAGATGCTACCAGTGTCAATAGCGTACTCACGAATGTTGTTAAAAGCAGACTGCTTAGATACACCCATAGACCAGATTGCTACATATGGGTCCTCAAGGCCGTCGTCCACAAGTACGTTGCAGTAGAATCGCATACGTGCTCGCCATCCAGCCTTAGGGTCCTTGCGGTGCATCTCTTCTGCCCAGTCACGACCCTCTTCATCCATAGTGTCTACAGCCTTGCGCTTGTAGTCCTTTGGATTAGTGTGCTCCTTAACAACAAGTGCCAGACCACGCTCTTCTGAATAGTTTGGACTATCCTCGTCAAGCTCCTCAATGAAACGGATCTTAACAGACTGGCCGTCAGCCAGCTTTAGCCAACGAACCTTGGCCTTGCTTTCATCATACTTTGGCTTATCAAGTAGTGCATTGATATTCTTTAGCCCTTTTACTACGCTCATTTTTCTCCTTATTTTGGTTTCTTAGTTTAGCATGGCAGCAATAGACTTGTCAAACGATTCGTCCAAAGACTTTATCGCATCATCATCCATATCGCCAATATCTTTATATTTTTTATCTAGTTTGATTACAGTAACACGTGGTCCAAGCCGATCAACGATCTTGTCTTTCATGTTTCCGCCTGCTTCATCATTGTCTGCAATAACACAAATGCTATTGAAGTATTTTTGTAGTAGGTCTGTTTGGTAGTTAGAAACATTTGCTCCCAGGGTAGCTACCGCTGCAAAACCACACTGGTCTAGCCTGATAGCGTCAAATGATGACTCAACTACATAAACTTTATTTGATGACTTAACCCTGTGAAGGTTAAACAGTAGCTTGCTCTTGGGCATGCCTGGGGTATTTTTAAAGTCCTTACCCTCTACAGATCTGCCGACAAATCCAACCTCCATTCCTTCTGGAGAGTGTACTGGGATAGTTACCATGTCCTGCTTCTCAGAGTAGCCCAGAGAAAACTTTCTAATGGAGTCTTCTGTAATAAGCCTGCCCTCATAGTAGCGCATAGCTCTTGGAGATTCCAATGCTTGCTGGCTTAGTCTTTTAATTAAAACCTGATCGTATTGAACATAGTCTGGTTTTTCAATAAGCTTTTTAGAAACAGCATCTATTACAGACGACTCTTGTTCCTTGCTTTTAATAAAACGGGCAGATTCAAAATAGGTTCTGCCAGATACCTTCATGATTAATTGAATTAAGTCTGTGACGTGCTGGCAAGAGAAGCAAAAGAATACGCCACTATTCTTATCAACCTCTCCTGCTGGAGTTCTGCTGTTGCCGTGGAATGGACAGAATACAATATAGTCAGAGTCCACCTCGGACTCTATGTCTAGGCCTGCTCCCGTAAGAACTCTTTTAATTTGTTCTGTGGTGTATAAATCGCTCTTGCCTCGTCTATTCCAATTATCCATTCGCTCTTCTTCTTTCCTACGTATACTCCATAAATACTTAATTCAAATTCAAAATATTTTGTTTGCTCATTATAGTTTAGCGTAAAGTCTGGGTTAATGTCAATCCTTGGCACATATCCAGACAATTTCATTTCTGTTTCTAATAGTTTTGTATATTCAGTTCTTAGTCGTGCAATTGCAGCGTCATCATAGATGTTTCCATCTAGGTGAAACCTCTTTATAGGTTTGTGATGCAAATTGTCCATACAACATTATAACTACTTATCTTCAAAGTCCTTGTACTTATAGTAACCTTTGTCGAAATCTGCCTGGACCAGAAAGTCTCCCATAAATCCATTACGGTTTTTACGGAACACACACTCAATAATATCAGAGTTAGTGCCACGACCTAGGGCAAGTACCCAGTCAGCATCGTATGCGATCTGGCGTGACCAAGCAGTCTGACCAAGAGTTGGAACAGTGTCTAGCTTTGTAACGTCATCTGGCGTTGCAGAGGAGATAGCGATAATAGGAACCTCCTCAGAGATAGCCATAAGCTTTAGCTCACGAGAAAGGTTCTTCATGCGTACCGTCTCATTGTCTGACTTCTGGTTTGGCGACATTAGCTGTAGGTAGTCTACAATTACGAAGTCTGGCTTATACTGGTCAATCTTTCCACGCAAAACAGATGGAGTAATATCTCCACCAGTATCATTAGAGATAATGTGAAACTCTGGTCTGCCAGCAACAGCCTTTGAGTGCCAACGCTTAAGATCTTCTATCTCAATTTCTCCATTAGATAGCTTTCTGTGCGACCACAGACCATCACCCATGATCGCAAATACACGGTTACGAACCTCTGTCTCGCTCATCTCAAGGCTAATGACCATTGGCGACTTACCCTGCTTCCATGCTTGTACCGCAAAGTATAGCGAAAGCCACGACTTACCGATACCAGGATATGCAAGCATAACTCCTAGCTGTCCTGGCATGATGCCAGCAGGAAGGTAATTGTCAAATCCAGGCAAGCCAGTCTTAATACCAATAGTACCTAGCTCTTGCTGCTTCTGAACATGCTCGTAGTAGGCAACTGCTGAATCTAGATCAGTTGCATCAATATCTCTAATAACGGATGTGTTCTTTTTTAGCTCTGATGTCTTAGTAATTAGTGACTCAAGGACCTCCACGCCCTTACCGTCCTGAACATCGGTAGCTGCAGATACTAGAATCTGCTTTAGGCTACTGTCTAGGTAGTCTGCCTGCAGCTCTTCTAGGTGATGCTTTGTTGCGCCAACACCATCAACTGGGGTAAAATCTCTAAACTTTTCAACCACCAACGACTTAGGTGGTACAGTTCCATTAGCCTCTGCATACTTACGAATAAACTGCCAAATGTCATTGTGTGTTCTAAGAAGCGTCTCAACGTTTGCCTGCAATAAAACATGCAGCTGCTTGTCCTCAAGTACCGCTGAAATTATCTTGTCTTCTGTATTACTCACTTAGCCACTCTTTCGCTTTTCTTCGTCTCTCAATACGCTCTTTACTGTCACTGTCAATGCGAGCCTTTGCATCGATCAGGTTGCTCATGCTACCTGCAAAGTTTTTCCAGTTTGGGGCAGGATGAACCTCAAAGTAGTAATCTAGCATTTCGTAGCATGTCTGTAGTCCGTAGGAATCTATAATCGCATCTGCTGCCCAGGCTTCTGCCCAACGGTTTAAGTTTGGCCTTACATCATATTTAAACTGATAGTGCTTGTCAAACTTACTCAGCAAAGCCATTTGGTCTTTGCGTTCAGCCATTTACTTTGCCTCTACCTCAGCAGATGCTTCCTTGACCTTGCTAGACAGCTTGTCTTCAACAAAAGCATACACTCTGTCAAAGGCGTCATTGGTGTTTTCACCATCTCGCTTGTTATCTGTAACGCTAATATCAATCCTAAGGGATTGGAAGTTGCCTAGATTTAGCGTATAGCCTAAACCAACCGTTACCTTTGTGTCTTCGTTATTCATACCCGTCTCTCTCTCTTAAATTGATTCTGCCCAAACTGGGATGAATCTTCCATCTTCAGTCCTAGTATATGTCAGTATACCATCGCCCATTCTCCGTGTCAACTCTTGTGATGAAGGAGTTATATCGTTTGTAATAAGCTTATCTTTCCTGGGTCTTCCCATGTGGTAGGAAGCTAGTATATCACGAATATCCCGAACTTGCGACTCTGAATAATAACTTCTTACCTGCCATCCAGTAGCTCCGCCCTTTTGTGATCCAGTAGGATGTGGGATTATTTCACGCTTCATCAGGTTAGGCATGTACTTTTTGTGTCGGTTAACCAGCTGAGCAGTTTCTCCAACAGTATATGCCCGCTCTCTGTTCTTCTTAAAGTCTGATATCAGGCAGCTTTCTAGGCGATCTTCAGTTATGTTATAAACTGACATTATTCCATTTGACTTATTTAGGTGATGCACCCTGACCAAGCTGCCGTTTAAAAACCAAACCTTTTTGCTACCAGGAATTATTGGTGCATTGTTGTAAGCTTCCATACTCAATAGAGCCATAGCTATAGCCTAACTAGGAATACCTACTGCTATAACGTTTACTCCAACTGTGGCAACACCAGCAGTGTTGAACTTAACAATACCGTGAATTGCAGTTGTGGATACCTCTCTAAGAATAACGGACGCATCCCCACCAGCTGGAGTTCCTCCAACGTTTTGCAGTGTTGCTGTAACGATGGGGGGCTGGCTAAAGCCAGAAATCTCAATGTCAAACCTTTCTTCTTTGGTAGGGTTAACTGTTGAGCTGCTGGACACTTCCTTATAGGCTGCCAGCATCTTTGTATCGGACAATCTAAGGTTTTCGTCTTTCTTTCCTCTGACGGAAATCTTAATGAATTTAGATACTGATGGGGAGATCTCACGATATAGCTCATTAATTGCATTAACAATCGTTCTGAGGAAGGATAGGTCAATTGGTTGACCACGTTCTGGCAAATTAATCTGAGGCATAGTAATTAATTATATCACAAAGACAGGGGATCTGACTCAAAGAGTGTTGCCGATTCATACCTCTTTTTTGTTTTAGTTGGGGCCTGCACGGCAATCTGGAAAGAGGTAGCATCCTGAATAATTGCAGTCTCATAAGATGTGGAGGAGATGCTTACAGAATATTCCCAATCTCCGCCATTCCACCTAACATATACGTCAAATAAGCTTAGCCCAAGAGTCCCTGGAGGAGTCCAAAATGTCTTTACAGAATTACTTTCTGCTATTGGAGAAACAGTATGTGGGACCTCTCCCAAAGGAGTAGTTTCCAATAAATAACTGGGTGACCAATGGGAGGTTCTGTTTTTGTCTTCAGAGATTATCCTATACCTTACAAAAAATTTTCCAGTTACCTTGCCAGTCGGAGGAATCTCATTTTGTGCAACCACAACCTTCTTGATTATTTCAGACATTACTGCACGTCCATGGCAAATCTAAACTCTATGTAGTTTTCTGTGTTTGGTGACTTGACAATAGGCAAGCCATTTGCATTTTTAATTACAGAGTATCCAGTGAGTCCATACAGGGGATTAACTGTAGAGACATTTTCTAGCCTTATCGCATCCAGACAAACATAAAAGTCACTAGATGGCTCACCAGATACAACTACTGATGCTGACACCTTAACAACAGATACACTGTCCCAGGTAAAGTTTGATGTTTTAAAAAGTTCCTGTAGTTGCTTTGTGACTACAAAATATCTATTATCGCTAAGTCCTCCAGTTATGTTTGCTACAAACTTTGCAGACTGGTATCCAGCCTCTGAGGAGTCATGTGTTGACGCAAACTCAACCAGTACCCTGACAGAGTCTGGCGATGCAACAGAACTAGCATCTTGATTTGCTACGGAGAATGCTATTTTTAGCTCATCGGTAGGAGAGTTTTTTTCTAGGTTTACAGATTCGCCAGTCAGGTGAATGTGGTTTCCGCTAGTCTGAGTAAGATTTCCGCTTACGTCAACTGCGAATTCTGCATCATCGCCACGAACAACAATTGTGCTATTTAAGAATCTAGATCTTTCATTTCTGGTCACCCTTGAGGGCTGTGCAAACAGATCATTATCCGAGTTTGTCTGGAAAACTGGATCGGAGATCACAATGTCTCCTGGGTTAGACTCATTGTCCAAAACATTTCTTACTGGGATTGCGGAAGATACTGTGCTAGTGTGATACTCCCAATTTTCGTCTTGAGAGAATGAGTATAGTACACGACTTCCAAATGACCTAGCAGAAGGATTTGACGCAGCAGAAAAGACTCCAACTTCGGATATTTCATATCTTTCTTCTGTTGGCATTTCTGCAGTCAGAACCACCTTGGCGACGCCTTCCTCATTAACGTAGCCTCTTGAAATAATAGGAACTCTAAACATCTCAAAGTCTAGAGACTCTTTATCTGAGTAGTCACCTAGAGAATCTGAAGATGATAGTGGCCTAGCACCGCATCCAACAGCAATATATGAAGCATAGGCTGGGGTCTGACCAACCAGGTATTTGGCTAAAATGTTTTTTCCAGTATTTGTAATCATAACTCTTCCTCATATATTGTATCATCTAGGATGTCTCCGTAAGACAGAATTTGAACCTCTACCTGCTCATCTGGCGCAAGGTTTACTACACTAACTACTATTTCATTATTCACTAGGGATACTGGTGACTCAATCGTGTATGGAATCTTTTCTTCAAGCTTTATAATAAAGTTAGAGAATGTTGTATCCGATGTTCCCTGCAAAGAAAACCAAGATGAAGGATCTGCAAGTCTAGAGATTTGTCTGAGTGGCCTGTAATCTATTTGCTGGCCATTAATCAGGTCGTGCCTAGTTATATTGATTAGCTCTTGTCCGCCAAGCCTTTCAAAAACAATGGTCTCAAGTAGCTCTACCTCAATAGGCTGCTCTACGGTCACAATGTCTGGACGGGCTGCCTTTATTCCAGTAGGCTTTACAGAGCTAGTTGTAGATGGGACATTAGGTGTTGAATTTACCACTAGACTACCTCACTTAAAAACAGATTCGTTATCGGACCTGCTGAATCTTTTGCATACTCTGCATAGTATACTATAAACTTTGTATCCTCTGAGGAGATTTCGTCTACACCCTCTTCTGTCTTATACTTTATATTCACAATGTCCCCAAGTTGAATTGTTGGCATTCCAAATACAGAAAGACCTACGGACTTCCTTGGCTTAATCAGTTTTTTAATAGCCCACGACATCAGCTCTTGGGCCTGGGCCTCTGACTGAATGTATGGGGAGGTTAGGTTAAATGCATTTCTTCCGTAGTTAACTCTACTGGAGATGATGTCCTGATAATCTTTTCTTACCTTCTTTGAAGACTCAATATTTGTGGGCTGGCCTATAGTATTTAGGTTTAACTTACTATTATTATTAAAATAATCATCTACAGAAAATGTATTTTCTGATTCAGATGTGAACGTAATACCTAAAATTGATAGGTTGTTTGACTCTGACCCGTCAAGATTTAGCAGAGTGTCTGTAGCATTAAACACCAAAAACTCAGCCCCATATGATCCAGCAACAAAGTCAGATACAACGTAGCCGTTTAACTTGCTGTAGGTTGGTGCCAGAATAGCTGCTAGAGCTGGATATGCCTTGTCGTATCTAACATTAAAGTAGGCTGCCTCCCTCATTATTGTTCCAAACTCTTCAAAGTATATGTCATACTCTGGCTCTTTGGCTGGTGAGATTCCTGCCAAATACGATGCTTGGATTGCTCCAGTTAGGGCGTACTTGTTAAATGCTGAGTCTACTGTAATTTTATTTTTTGAGAATACCTCTGCAATTGGAGTATTAAAAGTTCCAGATATATTTTGGCTATAGTTATTTGTAATAGCGAATATGTTTTCAAACATCGCCTTGGTCGAACCCCTAACAAACATTGCCATATTATTAAAAATTCTTAGTGGCTTATCGTCTATGACTGTGTTGATCAATACACTATTAATATATAGGAAGAACTTTCTGGTTGATCCGATGTCCATGTATTCAACCGATAGGTCGTACACGCTATTTTTTTCTTCTGCGAGCTGTCTTCCCTGGCCAGAGAAGGAGCCAGAATTAACATTAATTGAAGAAAGACCGCTCCAAAGCATTACTGGAACAGCATTTCCAGACTCATTATCTTTCATTATCTTATAAAAGAACACGTTTGCAATAGTCTCATCTTCAGAAGAAGGTGTGGTTGATAGAGCTGCTATCTCAAAATAGTATCCATTATTTGTTTCTGGATTTAGCAAAACTCCAATGCCTCCAGAAGTTCCTGAAATAGATATTGTTTCATTACTTATTACAGAATTTGACAGGTAGTAAGTGCTAGCTCCAACTCCCGTCTGAGAATTTGTTGCGTTATTTTCTTCTCTTCCAACTAGTCTCATCCTTGTTCCGAAATGCTTAAATCTCTTTTCTCCAAAAGACTTGTGCACATATGATATAAAATTGTTTGGTGACTGGCTAGTTGTAAATGATGGCCCAGAAAAGACTAGTGCGGATGACTGAATGACGCCAAGTTTTGGCTGCTGAAGATTACTTACCTCAGACTCTGTAATATATACGTCGCTGAGATAGTTCTTAATTACACCATTTCTTTTTGACTTAGCTGCAAATAAATTACTTGAGGTTGACGAGTCAGATATTAGAGTGTGTCCAGCTTGTGCCTCTGACACTGACTCTGGAATTACTCCATCAAACAGGTAGCTGGAGTCCATATCGCAGCCACGCACGTTAGCATTATTGGACCAATAGCTATCAAGTCCTGGAGTATGGGAAACAATGTTTGTATTGAATTGGCCACGTCCATGCTTTGCCACTGGCCCATTCTTTAGCCTAGTTACCCCGTTAACTTCTTCATAGTTTGGCTCGGCATAGACCCTAACTCTTCCAGTTGGATATATCTTGCCGTTAAAGGTTAGGTCGCCAAAATATTTTAAAAGCTCATTTTTGTTAGAAATCCAAACATTGCCTAAAGATCCCACAAGGCTTACAGAGTTAGTGATTTGACCAGAGCTTGAGGTGGACGATGAGACTACCTTTTCTGCTCCAGGAATACTATACTCAACAGCATCGTACTTTATAATCTCTCCATTGGCATAAAGGAAACCATTGAATCTTGCCATAAGAAATGCACCCTCACCTAAGTCAACGATGTTGTTTACTATGGCATTGTTCACTACCGTAGGCGGTTGATCGGTAAGCACTGAGTTAAGTGGATATGCCACCAACGTGTATCCACCACTCTTGTTTTGGTTTGGACCAATAGAATCATCTGGCTGAACTTCCCAAATTTTAGACACCCTATAGGTGTATGTGTCATCTCTAGATCCAGGAGTGGATGCTTGACGAATAGATGATACAGACCTCTGTATGCTTCTAGATGTATAAGAGATTAGTCCATCATTAAACACCTGGTTATCAGACGATGAGATTTCCATTATGTTAGCCAGCCTTGGCATAGTGGCAGCATTGCCATCATCATCTATCGTCTTGTTTGTATACACGCTGTCTGACTCAAAATCTGTTGACCCATACAACGTAACATCAACATCTCTTTCATCGTTAGATGGCAGCATATAGTCTTTTGACATGACTACAAAGTTGTTATACTCGTCAAAGAACATTGCGCTTTGGGTTGCAATGGCTAGCTCGTTTAGGATTTCTGAAACAGATCTGTCTGGTTCAATGTAAAAGAATGGAATTATTGGCTCACTCTTTTCTCCAGGATTTCTTTTAAAGGTATAGTTTGAAAATCCTACTGAGTCTAGCAGCATTGAGACTGCATAGCTAAGAGATACGTCAACTAAAAGAATTTGTGGCGCTATTAGAGACTCAAGATAGAAGTATAGATCTCTAAGCTGTAAGGTAACAGTTCTTTCCTTGGAGGATGATTCTGGAAAGCCCTCGGAATACAGGTGTTTGATTGGAATGAAGTAGTCTTGATTGTTAACATTATAGACAACATCGTAGAACTTAAACTGAATATGGTTATATATATACTTTGAGACAATGCTTTCTGCATTATTTTCATTAAAAGCCAGGTCATAGTCAAAGATAGAGATGTTTCCAGTAGAGACAAGAAGCTGGCCTACTGGAAGGCTGGACGATGCAAGATCGGCAGCTGCCTTTACTACTCCAAATGCCTCAGTCTTGTCTGAAAGGTCTACCGCCAGCCTTGGAGAAAGCTCTATGAGGTCAAATGTTGACGAGTTGGTGTTCATGGTTTCTACAACTACACGAAGGCCCTGAACATACTGAAACTCTCTGTAGGAAAGCCTCTGCCCTTGTGCAGAAGAGCTGCTGGCATAAGACTTTGGACTAACCAATTCTGTTACAAACTGGGATAAAGCCCCTACGTCATTTTGCTGGAGAGACCATCCATATACAGGAACAAAAGACGTATAGTCTTCAATTGATTTATTGTATACATATATCGTACCAATCTCAGCATCTGATGCCTTAACCAAATAGGCATCACCGTGATCTCTAAAAGATGGCAAAAGTGAGTCAGAGCTTATTTCTTTTATTAGGTTAAATCTTTTATCAAAGATGTCTGGAATATTTTTAATTCCATATCCAAGCTCAATGTATCCATCTGGGCCAATGATCTCAGATCCGTCTAGCCTCCTGGATGACTCGTCAAAAGATATGGCGTCTACCCAGCTATTGTTGGATAGATACTGAACCCTCCATCTGCTTGGGGTTGTTTGATTCTCGTAACCGTAAAATGGGTCATCTAGGCTTGTGGAGCTGTTACTGAATGGTCCAAGATTAACAGTACCTACATTTGTTTGCATCTTAACAACAATTCTGTTTGCTGGAACTGAGTCTTTGTATACTACAAATGGTGCAGCGTCGTCAATGTAATTTTCATTGTTATTAAAGTAAGATACCCCACGCTCTTGGCCATTTTCAGATCTATAGGATGTCCAATACTTAAAGCTATCATTTTTATCCGAAGGATAGTATCTTGGCCTTTCTGCCATGCTTGGGTTACTAAATCCCAGATACTTTCCGTCTAAAAAGAGCGTCTTATTAATTCCAGATCTTGGCCTAAACTTTCCAAAGCAGTCTTCAAGCGAATAGAATAGCTTATACTTTTCTACTTTTGACGTGAGCGTTTGCGGTGTCTGATCTTCTGGATCTAGTGCGCTGCGATATCCACCGTCAACAATGATATCTGCTTCGGTTGCCCCAGTATAATTGTTTGCAGTGTCTTCGTCCTGATAGTTTAATGCTATTAGCTTGTAAGGCGAGGAATTATCTGTTGGCCTAAACCTATAGTTACCAATCTTTTTTATGTTATCGGCAAAATTCATATTCCATTCAGCAACCACAAGGTTTTTGTGGTTAATGACCGATGAGGTCTCTAGATGCTCTTGTAGTTCTTTATCTACAAACATTTAAACCTCTTCCAGCGTTACGCTTATGTTCCAAAAGTCATAGTTGCTACCGCCACGTTTTTGCACACTGTAATTAAAATCACTAAAGAAAACTTCAACGACCTCATTATATTTGTTTAGATTTTCAAAGGCGTCCTCGTCATTTCCAAAGTTAGAATAGTTGTCATAGGCTAGGTACACCCAGAATGAACCCTGGTGCGATTTATACCAGTCAAGGATTGCAACTCCTCCAGCACCGCCGTCCGTGGTGAATTCTGAAGTCCTGTCTCCAGCAAAAAGTGTTTGACCAGTCGAAGAGAATTCTGGAATGGTTTTGTATGATCTTGATGGTAGCATCTGCCAAGAGGTTGATATTCTCCTCTTGTCTGCTATATGGTAAGACCTCATCCTACCATTAATCATTCGCTCTCTGCGCTCAAGCCTTTCAATGTCAAAGCTAATTGGCTCCCTGTTGTCGTCTGAAAGGATAATGAATGAACCATCCACGCTAGGGTAATCTACAGAACCTACCTCTGCACCGTTTGGAATAAAAAAACCATTCTCTGTTCTGGTTCCAGAGTTGTCGGCAAACAAAATGGCCTGTGGCCTTTGATACTTCTTTCTTCCAGCCATGTACGCTTCTGAGTTAGACATTAACGCACACTCCTAATTCTCTGAGACTCAATCTGCTTTATTTGCATCATTACTGATCTTGCAATGTCATCTGCGTTGGCATCTGACTTAACGTTTACGTTTACCTCATAATTATACACTGAATCACCGCTGTATGCTTGACTATTTGTAGACCTAACCCTATCTAGTGCATAATTTTGAATTCCATAGCTACTCATTGCAAAATCTCTAGAAGGAAGGATCATGCCTCCCATGGAGTAGCCACTAACCATTCCGCCCTTGGCAAATTTAGGAATGCCATTTCTATTTCTAGAGTTTATCATATCTAGGAAATCTGTCCCAATTACCCTAGTGCTTTTAGCGTTTATTACGTACTCGCCATTAGATAGCATTGCTGGTATAGAGTCAGACGTTTGGGTTCCAGGGCCACTCACAAAACCGCCAATAGACATAAACTGTTTTGGCTGAGCAGAGCCACCGCCACCGCCAGCAGTAGGCCTTGAAGAGGACGAGGCAGAAGTAGATGCAATAATTTCGCCAAGCCTGCTATTTGCAGCATCTGCACCAATAATTTTTACTAGCTCTCCCCAGACACGTTCACGATCTGCCAAGTACTCTTGCAATTTTTTATTTGCACTTGTCACTTCTGCTGTCTTTCCAGCCTTTTCCATTCTTAAAATATAGCTTTCTGCGTCAACTACTTTTTGCTGAATAGTCGATAGCTCTCCACCAAGAATGTCTTTGAGAACAACTTGCTCATCAGTCAGGCTTCCTGTGCTTGAACCACTACCGCCAACTCCTTCTGAAGAGTTGCCTGATCCTGCACCAGTGCCCAGTCCTGCAGTGTCTTGTGCAATTTTAACCTTATTCCAGGCATCTACAATAGCCATAACGTTATCGTACGCTGTCTTTAGCTTATCGTCGTAAGCAGTTACCCCTAGGGTAGCAAGGGTAATCTTATTTGCAGCCTCCTCCCATGCAAGCCTGGTCTGTCCAGCAATGGTAAGACCACGCTTAGTTTCCTCTGCAAGGGCTGTTGCTTCACGAACACGCTTTTGAGCTGGCTCCAACTGCTCTTCTTCAATCTGAGCAATCTCCTTAAGGTTCTTCTTGATAAGCTCTTCGATTTCTAATCTGGTGAGCTTCTTCTTTTGGCCATCTACTATAACCTCTGTGGTAAGAGCTTCAAGCTTTGCTGTTCTCTCTCTGTTAAGCAAGTCTCTAGATGACTGAGCAGAGTCTTCAGCGTAACCCGCCTCAAGATCTTGCATGGCCTTAGCAGCTGCAAATACGTCACCTTCTGAGATAGCCTGCGCTAGATTAACTTGCTTTTGCTGTTGGGCAGCAACCCTTCGGTTAGCCTCTTCGACCTTATCCAGAGCCTCTAATCTATCGTCATAGGTCTTATTAATGTTTTCTTCTTGCTCGGCGATTAGTCCAAGACCATAGTCTAGATCGTCATTCTGATCCTGAATATCCGCAATCTGCTCTTCTACCCTTGCAATTAGGGCTTCTTCATCAGCGATGTCAATGCGTAAGGCAATCTCAATCTTTTCTTCTTCTGCTGCAAATCTATCCATCGCACCAGAAAATGCCTCATTGAACTGCTCGGTCATGCCTTCGTAGGTTCCTGCTGCTGCAGCCTTGGCTTCTTTAAATAGTGCTATCTGAACTTTAAGCTCTTCGCTAAAGCCTGCGCTGGCTGCTAGAGCCAGAAGGGACTCGTCTTGAACCATTTCAAGTGCGTCGCTGTATGAAACTCCAGAGCCAACCAATCTATCTATGGCAATTCTCTGCTGCTTACTTTGTCTTGCAGCCCTTGACTGGGTTTCCCCAAATGACTCAATTGCATCTGTAAGTATTGTAATTCTATTAGTAGCCTGGCCTAGTTCGCTAAGACCACCAGCAATACCACCCTTAAATAGTTTTGCAAATTCTTTTGGATCAGTAGCCTTGAGATCCATTAGTCCTGGAATTAGTGATTCAGCTACTCCAGCTTCCCTAAGCCTTTGCGCAAGACCCCTCTGGTCATCGGCTTCTCCATTAGCAAGCTCCTTGTAGTAGTCCTTTATTGCCTTTGCAGAGGCATTCCAGCCTGTTGTTAGCTTTTGGGTTGACTTAGACATGTCACGAATTCTTCTAACAAGACCGTCTAGGAACGAGGTTTGCTTTTTACCGCCGTCTGTAGGTGTTTTTGGGCCACCAGTAGTAGTATCCGTTAGGTCTAAGTAATCAATAAGTGACTTAGCGTAATCTGCAGCTAGGTCTGCTGCAATTTTTGCCCTCTCTTTTGGATTTGTTACTGCATTCTTTTGGAAATTAGCAAATTGGTCTGCTGCATTTGGATTGCTAATGTTAGACGTTCTTCTATCGATCTCTGCATTAATTTGGTCGTCAGTAATTGTTGGCATAACCGACATAAATACAGAGGTAAATACCTTTTTCTGCTTGTCTGGAAGCTTGTCAAAATATTCAGCGTTTTCTTTTAGTTCAGTAAAGGCTGCTTCGTCAATGTCTAAGTCAAGCTTTAGCAGATTCTCCATGTCAAAGTCGCCAGTCTTAATTAGTTCGTCTACCATATCCAAGTTACCCTTTAGGATGTTTAGGTCTTCTAGGCTGTTTGGATTAATCTTAGGGTCAAGGTAGAACTCCATTACGTCTTCCCCTGCTGGCAAAGTGGCCATTAGTGAGAAGAGATCTAGGTATGCTGCGTCACGCTTTACCAAAACGCTTAGGTTAAGCTGTAGGTCAGAGCGACCGCTAAGCTTATTGAGCATGTTAATTACTTCCCCACCTGCCTGAGTGCCCTGAGTTTTAATAATGGAGGAAACATTTGCTAGAACATTAGTTTCTAGTGGCTTGCCCTCAAGGCTTGTTAGTAGCGCATTGAAGGCATCTGGCTTGATTGCGCCTCCTGCAAGAGCAGCAGCGATATTAACTACAAAAGGATTATCCTTTAGCTTTTCTAGGTCTGCCTTGACTGCATCAGCAGCGCCAGACAGTGGGCTGTCCTTGTAAAGATTTGTAAACTGATCCATAAATCCACCAAGGATGTCTGAACGCCCTTGCGAAGTTGTCTTGGCATAAATATCTTCGGCTGCCTGTAGCTGCTTTGCAAAAGTTTCCTGAAGGGCAATCCTGTCCTTAGCCCTCTTATTTTGCAAGGCTTCAAGCTTTTCTAGTGCTTTTGCCTCTGCTGCTGTATCTTTGATTGCTCTGGCATGGTCAAGCTCTTTTTGAACAGTAGCTTCTTTTTCATCATAAATTAGTTCAAATGTAGCCAGAGACTGTCTTCCTGCCTCAACGGTTGACATAGTTGCTGATACAAATGTTCCAACCTGACTTGCATCTAATCCAACACCAAACAGCTGAGATATTCCATTGGCAACTGGTCCAAGCATGCCCAACGAATCTATTATTGGACCAATAAGTGGAATGCTTCCTAGGAGTCGATCTGCAACCTTTATAAAGTCTGAAGTGCCATCAATTGTGTTTAAGACATCTGCCCCAGCAAAGTTTTCTTCATTTCCAAGAAGGCTTTGAAGTGGCTGACCAGAAGTTGTTACAAGGTTAGACAGTACGTTGCCAGTATCAGACTCAAGCTTTTTACCATCTGGTCCAAACAGTCCAGTTAAATTAGCAGATACGTTCATGCCTATCGACATATCGTCTAGCTGCTGTCCGATAGTCATTGCTATGCTTCTGGCCTGATCTACCGTGAAGATTCCGCTAGCAATAGAGTATGAAAGTTCTTGAGATAGTTTGGCTACAGCTGCCTGAGGTCCAGCATCAGAAAGGGCATTTCGGTAGGCATCTACAAAAAGCTTACCCTGATCAGAAGCTATGAATGTTTCTCCAAACGGAGTTTGTCCTGGAGCGTATGATAATGGAGTAAACTTGTTTTGCCTCATCCTTTCATAAATATCTCCAGAAGCTACCTGACCAAAAGTTTTTGCAATAGCATCTAGCTGAGTTCTATTATTGGTTAGCCCATTATTAAACGCATCTGCATATTCCTCTGTATCCTTAAAAGGAGTAAACGCTTTAATTATAAGTGGGCTAGCTGCAGCTATAACTGTTCCTATAATTGCAACAGCTCTTCCAGCTACTCCAAGATTTTTAACAAAACCCTTTATAGAATTAAATACTTGAGGAATAGTTTTACCAAACATCATAGGAATTGATGCAACTGTGGATGCAACAATTGCACCAGTCATTAGATCAATACCGCCACCGTCTTGCTGACTTCCTGATGGCATCATTGATGGGATAGTCATTGCACCTGCTGCAACAAGGCCAGCTATTCCAGCACCACGAGCAAACCTATTTCCACGCTTTGGTGCTACAGAAGCTTCTTGTGTGGCTGTCTTACTTGATGTTTCAAGCTGTCTGAGGGTAGCATCATCCATACCCATAACCTTTGCCACATCGACCCTAGCAACCCTTTGAAGCTTTCCATTCTCGTCCATGTAGCTGTAAATAGCTCTTCCACGGGAGTCAAACTTAGTTACTAGTCTATTTGGATCAAAGCCGCCAGGGAATTTCTTTGGCTTTACTGGTTTTTTAGCTGTAGACTGACTACCAGTCTTGGATGATGCTGCAGCCCTTGATGTCTTTCCAGAGCGAGGGGTTACAGCTGTGTCTCCCTGTAGACCTGGAAGATATACTCCCTGCTTAAGAGCTCTCTGCAAAATCTTTTCAGTAAAGTTATCTGCTACACCTGTTCCTGCAGAGATGGCTGCACGAGAAGCATCCTGCCTATAGTTTTGAGCTCCAGATGACTTTACAATTTGACCCTTTGAGTTAAAGGCTAGACCCTTTGTAACTTCTCCTCGTCTTCCACCGCCACCACCAAACTGAACTACCCTGAATTCATTTCTTGCCTTCTCCAATGCTTTAAGTGCTGGGCTACTTGGAGATAGCTTTTTCATTTCAGCAATGGAGTCCTCTACAATCTTATAGAACATCTGTTCGGTAACTGCTTTTTTACCTACTGCAGCTAGCCTCTTTGACACAATTTCTGTAAACTGACTTACCCCAAGTTTGTCTGCACTCAGGCCAGTGATTTGCTTTGAATACATCTGGACAATTGGTTCCATAAACAGCTTAGGGAACTTCTTAACAAAGGAGGCAGAGTCGCTTCCGCTCATTAGTACTTCTTGCCTGTTAAATCCTGCTGGTGCTCCAAAGACAAGGTTGGACATTGCTGTTCCACTCTTTCCAGTAGCTGCAGACTCCATCAGTCGTCTTCCAAAGCCAGAGTCTTCACCAACTTGGGCAGCAAGAGCTCTTGCCATTTCTGGAGTTACCTTTATTGGAGCATTTCCATGAGTTGCATTAAGGCCTGTCATAGCGCTGCTGTCGCCAGTAGTCGGAGAAACTCTGGCAGTTGTATTGGCTAGAGCAAGCAGTCTTCCAGAATCTTTTTGTATTTCCTTATCAAGATCGGTTCTGTTGCTTACCTTAATGCCTTCGGCATTGATCCTGTCTATAGTTTTTTGAAGTATTGGCTCTATCTCTGGGATGTTTGCGTATCTTTGCGATAGCATTGTCATGTAGTCTTTAGCAGATGCCCCGAAGTTTTCGGTACCCTTTATAAATCCTGGAATATTTCCAGATATCATGGCAGAGATTAGGCCACGATACTTTTCTGCCATCTTTGATGGAATTACTGCCTCTCCAGGAGACAGCATGGCTGGAACAACGTCGCCCTTACCCTTAGGTCCTGGTACAGAAACTACACCGCTGTTATATCCAGCAACTTTTGCTGTGCCAGCAGCAAATCTGCTACCAAACATATTGGAAAGAATCTTAACAATTGGTCCAGCATTTTGTGGAGTAACACGAATCCTTAAGCCTGATTCATCGACTAACCTCTGTAGCTGTATTGCAGTAGCACGGTCCTTGGCAATAATCTTGGACACTTCATCCATAGCAAATCCACCAGGAGTATATGTCTCAATGTATGGTGGCTGAGGGTTAGAGGTAAAGCTATTTGGACCAGTTTTGTTTGTTCCAAATGGACTGCTTAATCTATCGAACCTTGCGTTCTGAAAATTGCCATTGCCTCGCATGGACACTGGAGATAGCCTAAAGCCTGGATAGTTTCCACTTCTCTCAAAGTCCATCAGGGCGTCTGTCACTGCTGCGGAAGACCTTCTGCCAACACTTCTCTTGGTTATTAGATCAATGTCTCCGTACCTTGCCAGCTTGTCTTTTTGGTAATTTGGAGTTGGGCCAAACATTCCTGTCTTTGGATCCTTGTATCCAAACATCTTGCCACGATCTCCAATAGGGAAATCAGAGGTTACGGAATTAAACTGCCTTCCCTTAAAGCCAAACAGTCTATTAATTAGTGCCTGGATAGGCGAGGTTCTTGCATATCCGTATGTTGGTCTGGCCGATGCTGGTGTATCTGGCCCAAAGCCAAAGACCTTTTGCTCCATTCTTTTACGAAGGAATTCTTGTTTTATGTTTCGATTGCCAGCTATGTCTATATAGTCTGCACCAGTTCCAGTTTCAAATGCACTCTTATACCTTGCTCCTGGACCAGCCTGCAGCATTGTAGCTAGGTCTTGCTGCTTGGTTCTTACTGCAACACGTGAACGGCCTAGCATTGATCCAAAAGGACTCATTCTGCTTATCGCTGCGCCAAGCCTACCAAATCTAAATCCTGGAATGTCATCATTAACCATTCCCCTAATTAGGCCAGAGTACTTCTGAGCCATCTTAGTTGGAATTACAGCCTCTCCTGGGGAAAGCATTGCTGGAACAATGTCTCCTGCACCCTTTGGACCAGGGACCGAAACAACACCAGAGTTATACTTCTTTCTAGGACCTGCAGCAGCTCCCCTACCAACAGCCTGAACATTATACTTTGCTTGAGCTGCAGTTGCTCTCTGGTAAGCAGCTGTTAAGGAGTCAATGCTGGCCTTTTCAAGGGTAAATGTCTGAATTAGGTTTCCATGAGTCTGGTTAAGAGAAGCTGCCACTGCTGAGGCCTCTAGCTGCTCCTGGGTCATGTAGCTTATTGACTGACTGGTTCCAGTAGCTGCCCCCCTAATTCTGTCAAAGCCCATCTTCATGGACAGGAATAGCTTTATGATATTGGCAATACCGTTGGCCAACAAACCAAATGTCATTAGCGCTACTGGTCCAATACCACCAACAATGGCAATCAATGTCGTAATTGTTGCCTTTGCTCCGTCACTCATCTTGTTAAATTCTGCAAGAATCTTTGTTGCAAATTCTGCTACTGGGGTGATGATTTTAAGGAACTGCTCTCCGAGTGGGATCAGAGAGGCCTTTAAGTCTTCGATGGCTTTCTTGAACTTGTATCCAGTTGAGTCTTCGATTCTTGAAAGCTCTCGTTCAGATAGAATGGCAAGCTCTTCTGTGGATGCCCTGGTTAGCTTGAGAACACGCTCGGCCTGAGTTCCCTCTGCCACAACATTCTGGAACAATGTGGATAGACGAGAGAATTGGAACTTTCCAAATAGCTGCTCAATGGCACGTGCACGGTTTAGTGGGTCTAGGGTGTCTAGTGCATTAGCAAAATCAATTACTGTGTCTTTAACATTTCCAGAGTTACCCTCTACAATAGCCTTAATGTTTATGCCCAAGTCACCAAGGAACTTGGCAGACTTTTCAGATGGATTGATCAAAGATGCTAGACCAGACTTTAGAGCGTTTGCACCTTCAGAGGCATTAATTCCACCTTCCTTCATGGCTGTTAGGAAGAAGGCTAGGTCTTCTACGTCTCCACCTAGCTGCTTAATAACTGGACCAGCTTTTGGAATAGCTATGGTAAGGTCTTCAATACTTACGACAGTCTGGTTTTCAACTGCGTTAAGGAAGTTTGTCTTTTTTGCTAGATCTTCTACTGCAACACCAAATGCGTCAGTAAGTGAGATTGTTGTCTTTAAGGCCTCTGCTTGCTCTACCCCACCAAGAACAGCAAGCCTTGTTGCTTCTGCAACCTGAGCAGTCAGACCTGCGCCCATCTGACCCATGGCTGCTGCATCTGCAGCTAGCTCCATAGTCTTTTCTACTGCAATTCCATACTTTGTAAACTCACGAGCTAGGGACTCAATCTGCTTAACCATTGCATCTGTTTCATCTTGAGTTGTGAACAGCTCTCCATAAACACGCTTGAATCTTAGAGCCTGCTCCTCCATTTGCATAAAGGTCTTTCCAGCTACAGTTCCAAGATATGCCAAAGGAATAGTAAAACCAACCATAAGCTGACGACCAGCCCACTGAGTGTTCTTACCAAAGTTTAGAAGGTTTGTAGACCCCTGCCTTAGAAGCTGATTTAGAACCTGCTGCCTTTGAGCTGCAATAGCCTGCTTTCCAGCCAAGCTTTCAAGATCTACTACTAGGGGTCTTACCTTGATTGCCTCTATTGCGCCATTAGCATTTCTACCCATTTTAATAAACTGGGTATTTACCGTCTTTACTCGTTCACGAGCTACTTTTTCGATTGTTTCGAATTCGCCCTTAAAGAGTCTTCCAAAGGTTTTTGTAGATGCTCCAGCGTACCTGAAGTACTCACCCATACTCAGCTTATTTTTTTCTAAGGCTGTGGTGAAAGATTCTGCGCTACTTTTTACCGTAGTTAGCGAGGCAGCAAATTTGCCAGTCGCATTAATATTATTTACAAGGTTTCTTTGCATCGACTGCGAAAGCGATGCATTAGCGGCATTTCCAGAAGCCTGTAGTTGTGTATGAAAGGCAGCAATCTGACGTTGCAGATTTTTAATACTAGCCAATGCTTCGGTGGTATCTATACCTATCCGAATAGTGGATTCAGCATCAGCTGCCATTCATATACACCTCTTTTAATTTTTAACTGTTTGGAATGCCAGCAATGCTGGTTCCAGCAAGATTAATGCCAGATGCCTCTTCGACAATCTTGTAAACTGTTGGTAGATCTACTAGGTCCTCTAGTCCCTTTAGGTCTTCAGCAATTTCTGGCTTGTACTGCTTTAGTGCAATCTGGACGCACTCCATAAGAATATCCATAGACTTATCATTGTCATCGGACACCTTTGCGATTGTCTCAAACTTCTTCATGAACTCACGAAGCAATGAGATCTTCAAAGGCCTCATCTTAATCTCGGTTCCATCCATCAGGTTGACGGATGTCTCTTCATGTACAATAGCTGTCATTATTTCCTCTCATGCTAATTTATTATAATTATACCACACTGGGTTGTGATTTTTTAGTTAAATCTTCGTAGCCTAGGCCCATTCCAATGCCGAATCCAGCCTTCTGAGCGTTTACTCCCTGGAGCGCAACAACATCATTTGCGTCTGATGCCTTTCCGCCACTGAATACTCTTGCCTTCATTTCTTCCCAAGCATTAGTATTTTTTCCAGACTGCTTATCAAGGTCTACCCCCTGCATGGCAGCTAAGAACTTTTTCTCATTATAGTCTAGCTCTCTCTTTATTTCAAGTGTTGACATCAGCTCTGGCATAGATAGGGATAGCTCTAGCTCTTCGTAGTCTTTCCAGATGCCCAGCAGAAAGACCTCTGCCTCAAGTTTAGCTAAGTCTAAGGTTTCCCAGGTGGATCCGCTGTCAGTAGCTTGCTTCTTCACTGATTCTTCTTCTGCTGGTTTTGATATCTTAATGCCCGCAGCTACGTCTAGAATTTTATACACTGTTGGCATGTCCACCATGTCCTCTAGCTGTTCTAGAGTTTTAATGGCTGGAAAGTACTGTTGCATTGATATTGTCGCACATACTGCCAAAGCACTCATAGCCTCTAGGTCATCGCCTGAAGTCTTTACATCTTCAAACGCATCCATGAACTGTCTAAGATATCTTATTTTGAGCGGAGTAATATATATTTCGGTATTATCAATCAGCTTGATAACATCACTTTTATATATTCTAGTAGCCATTAGACTATTGTACCAAAAAGAAACCGCCCTAGCTATAAAACTAGGGCGGCTTTCTATATTAAGTTATATTAGCTTGCAGCTGGGATTGTGCGGTCAACAATCTTACCGTAAGAAGCATCGTCGTTTGGTAGCAAACGGAAAGATACTTCGAACATTGTTGCCTCGTCACGCTTTGCGGACACGGTAACACTCTCAATAGAAAGTGCACGGTACGCAACGTAGACACGCTCAATCTGGTCAGAAATAGCACAGTCGCCTGTACCAGGACCGACAGCAACAAGACCACGCTCTACTGGGCACTCACCAATGTCACCTGCGGACATGTTAAGTGTTGGGTTGCCTGCGACAGTTGTAAGATCTTCATCCTTTCCTGCCAATGAGAACAGCAAGTTCTCTAGGGTCGCCTCAGCAAAAGCAGTGTTCAGGTTAACCTGCATACCCTGCTTGTATAGCTTGGCGACGTCAAGAACCTGGTCAACCTGTACTTCACCAAAGTCTGGCTGGAACTGAATCTCCAGACCATTCATGGTGTAACCAACGTTACGGAAGTCCGCATCGTCAGAAAGTGTAGTACGGTATGATACATCCTCAACGTATGCTGGTAGGTCTGCCTCGGTCAACACACCATTTTCGTGTGTGAACAGGGCTGCTGCACCAACAATAATATTGGAGCTTGAACCACGTGTATATGCCATAATTTTCACCTCTTTTTCGTTTTATGGATAAGAGGGCTTTGTTTCCTCAAGCTAATTATAGCACGGTTTTATATCGTGGTATCATTGTAGGTGGCGTTACCTGCAGAATACCCCTTGGTGTGATAACAATAATCAATAATTATTTTATTTCCTGCGTATGTTCTAGCAGTGCCAAAATCAATAATGTCTCTGGTCTCTTCTAGCTGATAAATTTTAACATCATGAAAGTATACTGGAAGAAACTCTTTTGTGGTATTTCCGTCTGGCTTGGAGTAGACGCCGTTAACAAGCTTAGTTTGTATCCAAGAGTTTAGATCTTGTGCCGACTCATCGCCACGATCTAGTAAATCTGCAATGTACTGAGTTGCGTCCACCATGACTGGTATGTCTAATGAATAAAAATAGTACAACAACTGTTCATCTTTTGTATGAGGAAATGGTCTACGACGCATTTTAAACATTCTGTCATATACCGCAAAAAGATTTCCAGCATTATTAATTGTAGCTGTTTGAGTTAGCTGTTCGATAGTAGATGGGCTAGTTGGGAAAAATGGCACGTCAACGGCGACGCCCTGACCACCAAGTAGGCTGTTTAGCTTTTCTCTCAGGTAATCATTTATAAAAATTGGCGCATAAGAAATAGCCATTAATCAATCACTCCCGTTGCTGCATTTACGATCCAACGATATCCAACCTCAATGCCCTTGGACTTTCCAGAGCTTTTCCCAGATCGCATATTTGCTTTAAAGGCAGTCGGATTTCTCAGATAACTAAGTATACCACTAGACTGTAAAAATGCTTGAGTAAAATATTGATTAAAGAATGAATCCATAGTTTTCTCAAATCCTCCTGCAACCTGAGTACCACCTGGTGACTCAACTTTAACTGGTGACTTGGTAAAAACTTGTTCTTCTCCATCTTTGAAGGATAGTGCCTCTGCATTTTTGGGCCTAATGACTACTGGCATGCCAGATTCCATGATTTGCGCCTTGTTGTAAAATGGAGTTGAAGAGCCCTTTTGTACACTTTGGGACTGGGTGAGGGTTCCTACGAAGGATATTCCAAGAGAGCTAACAGAATACTTTATGTTAAACAGTCTGGCTTCGGGGCTTCCGACCTGGTCCCACTCATAGACGTGGTGAAGCAAATATGGATTAGCTCTGGCATGAGAATCTATGTATTGCTTTAACATCTCTATTGTGGTAGCTCCAACAGAATTCAAAAACTGAAGTTTTCCACGCTCTATTCCCTGAATAAATCCAGCAGAATAGTCCATTATTCTGTTCATCTCTTTTACAAAAGACTTAGTATCGTAAACTACTTTCATACATCTGCTGCCTGGTTTTCTGACCTTCTAACAACAATCTTAAAATATTCTACATTTCCGAATGGTCCTGCGAATGGCTCATTGGTGGCTATCTCAAAGATTGTTGACTTTCCTGCCCTTGGACCAGAAGTCTCTACGTATAATGGGTTGCAATTCTTATCACGGATATTTGTAATGATTACGTTTGTTATTGCGTTAGCTGCTTCACGACTAGAAAACCTAATGTCTTCTTTAACCCTACCCATCAGAAGTCCATCCTGCGTTATATTAACGTTTGGCTTTACTTCTTCCTTCCAGGCAGTCCCAGCTGGTGCAAGACTACAAGCGATAGTTCTATCTAGAACCCAAGTCTTTTTTACGTTTCCTAAAGCACCCTGCTCAACAATTGGGTGATAAACGTCTGCTTCCATCGGGAATATAAAGTCTGTCTTATCCCCACACGCCATTATAGAACTCCTATTGTCCGAATTGGCCTTAAGTATTTAGAAAGAATCTTATCTACAATAATGTTTCCTGTGCCCTCAAAAACTCCAGAGTCAAACTTAATCTTGAATTGATCAGTGTTATAGTCAGCAATGTAGCGCTTGTAGTAGTCTAGCTTGCCACAGGATATATCTTCAATCAACATCTCTGTTGCTCTTACAACGTCCGACGGAATCTTCTTGTACCCTGCCTCAAGCACTGCCGAATAGTCGAAGCCCCTTGGGAATCCACGATACACCAGATTAAGATCTAGCATGTCTGAGCCAGCTGCTGGAAGTAGGATGGGGGCACTTTCGTTTCTATTAAAAGTTTCTGAGTAAAGCTCTTTAATGGCAAACTTGTCTTTTGTCAGGCCATACTGAATTGTATATAGGTCTGGCTCGTCTGCATCAAACACTAGGGTATTGTTTTCGTATAGCTTTAGTAGCTTGTTCGCATTTGTCCAAATTGGAAGATAGTCTGCTCCAAGGCCAGTCGTTGAGTAGTATTGCTTCTTGTAGTAAAATCCATCATTTACGATAGAGTCGATAATCGCTCTTGCGATCTCTTCGTTCTTTGCATATTCTGCAATCTCCGTTGCAGTAGTTCCTTTAGTGTATGGATCTACGTATGGCCTAACCACAGAAACAATTTCGGTGCTGTCATCTACAGTAATTTCATAGTCTCCATCTACATTGCTTGGCAATGAGATATATGCAACTTGATTTGGGGAAGATATTTCTAGCACCCCAGTGAATACTGAGTGGTCCGCCAAGTCTATAACAGAGTACTCATACTCTACACCAACATCTAATCCAGATACTGGATACGCTATATTACTTGACGGAACCCTCAATATTTCCATTTACTTGCCGAACTCCTGAGCAACCTCTTCTGGTGTTGCTAGTCTGATGTGATCACGAGTTAGCCACTTCTCTGCCTGCTCCTGGGTTACAATGTTGTATCCCCTGTATACCTTGCCAACATTTGGCCAAGTAACATTTCTAGTAGAGTGAACAGCAACCTTCTGAGGCTTTTCTGCAACTTCTACCTTCTTGGTAGCTGGCTTGCGCTTTACAGTACCAGTGCCAATCACACCATTTGCAACACGAGTAAGGCCTACAGCCTCTTCTGCTGGTGCGCCCTTGCCCTGAGATCCAGACGAAATTACATTCTCTACTGGCTCATCCTTTGGCTCTTCAACAACAGCCACAGCTTCGACTACTGGCTCTTCAACCTTTGGGTCTTCAGACTCTGGCTCTTCTGCTACTGGAGCCTCTAGCTCTGCAGCGACTTCTGCTTTGACATCCTCAACCAGTGCCTCAAACTCTTCTAGCTTATCGGCTGGAATTACAGCCTCGCCTTCGGATAGCATGGCTGGAACTGTCTCGTTTGTGTTTTCTTCTGACATAATTCCTCCTGTCTTTCTTATTAATTATAACAGATTAAATGGTAAGAGGGCAGGAGCTAGATGCCCCTGCCCCC